TTCGAGGCCGCCATGATGGCCCTCGTCGACCAGCTGCGCGCGGCAAGCCAGGCGGCCGACGACTTGAGCGGCACCAGCAGCGTGCTCACCGGCGTGGCCAACGGCACCGCCGAGGCCGTGGGCCTTCTCGCAGACCAGCTCCGGGCCGCCACGGGCGAGGCCAACAACCTCGGCCGCAACGACGCCATCGGCGAATGGTCTCGCCGCACGACGCTGGTGCTGTCCTACGTGGCTGACGCCGCCGACATGACCTGGCAGACGCTGAGCGTGCTGGGCCGCAACGTGCGGTTCGTGTTCGAAGGCGTGGGCCGCGAGATCGGCGGCATCGGCGCGCAGATCGCGGCCGTCATGCGCGGCGACTTCGCGCAGGCTGCGGCCATCGGCGACCAGATCAAGGCCGACGCCGCTGCAGCCCGCGCCGAGCTGGACGCGGCCGACGCGCGCAGCCTGGGCGGCCGTCAGCTTTCCGGGCAGGCGATGCGCGAGCGCATGGGCGCGATGGCGAACACGGCCGGCGGGTACATGGACCGCAGCGACCGCCTGGCGGCTGGCGGCCAGCCGAGCACGCTGCGCAGCAACACCGGCGGCCCGGACCCGAAGGCCGCGAAGAAGGCAGCCGACGAGGCGAAGCGCGCGGCCGACGAACGCACCCGCGGCTATCTCGAGCAGATCGAGGGCGAGCGCCGCGTGCAGGAGGAGGCAGACGCTGCGGCTCAGAAGTTCTTCGAGAACCAGCAGCGCCGGCGCGAGCAGGAAGCCCAGGCCAAGGCCCAAGCGCAGCGCAAGCGCGACGAGGGCGCGCAGTTCGCCATGGGCCTGGCCATCGGCGACGACCCGGTGGCCCGGCTGCAGCTTGAGCTCGAGCAAAAGAGCGCGCTACTCCGCGAATACGCCGCGCTCGACCAGGAGAACCTGGCGCTGTACGCCGCCGCCAAGGTGCAGCTCGAGCAGGACACCGCCACGCGCATCAGCGAGATCATGCAGCGCGAGCAGAACGACCGCATGGCCGCGCAGAGCCAGCTGCTCGGCGCGACCTCGAACCTGTTCGGCAACATGGCCGCACTGGCGAAGCAGTTCGGCGGCGAGCAGAGCAGCACCTTCAAGGCCCTGTTCGCGGCTTCGAAGGCCTTCGCCATCGCCGACGCCGGCCTGAAGCTGAACATGGCGATCATGCAGGCGTTGGCCGACCCGACCGCGCTGACGCCGGTGCAGAAGCTGGCGAACTACGCGGCGATCGCGTCGGCCGGCGGCGCGCTCATCAGCGGCATCGCCGGCATCAACTACGGCGGCGGCCGTCAGTTCGGCGGCCCCGTCAGCGCCGGCAGCATGTACCGGGTCAACGAGACCGGGGCCCCCGAGATGTTCGTCGGCAGCGGCGGCAAGCAGTTCATGCTGCCCACGTCGAGCGGCCAGGTCGTGCCGGCTGACGATGTCGGCGGCTCCGGCGGCTGGACCCTGATCGTCGAGAAACTGCCCGCCGGCCTGGACATCCGCCCGGCCGGCGTCGACAACGAGCGCCGCATCGTGCGCCTGGCCGTGGCCGAGATCTCGGGCCAGTTCCGCGAGAACAGCGGCGAGGCCTGGAATGCCCTCAGCGGCAGCAGCAACGTCCGAGGGAGGTTCTAGCCGTGCCCATCGCATACCCCGTCGGCCTGCCGACCGTGCTGGCCACCAAGCGCACCAGCAAGGGCGCCGCGTTCGGCATGGCCAGCCCGCGCCGCGGCACGCCCTACGTCGAGCCCACCGGCACCGACACGCCGACGGTCTTCGCGGTCGAGTGGCTGCTCAGCGAGGCCGACGCCGCGGTGCTCATCAACTGGGTCGAGGTCACGCTCGAGCGCGGCACGCTGGAGTTCACGATCCCGCTGCGCACCGAGACCGGCCTGCGCGAGATCACGGGCAACTTCCTGCCCGAAGGCCTGCTCGACCGGCAGCGCGACGGCATGCTGTGGCGTTACAGCGCGAGCATCGTCTCGCGCACCGGCACCGGCGCGCTGATCGTGCCGGCACCGCCCCCGCCCCCACCGCCGCCACCGCCGTCGGCCTCGGGCTTCTTCGTCAGCCCGTACCTCGGCGAGGTCGTGTTCACGGCCGGCGAGGGCGGCGCGAACGTCACGACCGAGCTGCTGGCCGCCGTCGCCGAGGCCAACACGCGCGGCTTCTTCCTGAGCCTGCCACCCTGGACGGTGCGCTTCCAGACCGCCTTCAAGACGAACAAGATCAAGGGCGTGCGCGGCCGGTCGCGGCTTGAGCCGATCACCCCCTTCGACTACTCGCCGACCTTCGCCAGCGAGTTCATCATCACGAACCAGAACGTCACGCAGGGCTTCGACGCTGCGACCGCCGACGACGTGGTGTTCCGCGACTTCGAGCTCAACCTCACGCCAACGGTCAGCAACGCCATGATCGGCATGCTGGGCATCAAGCGCGGCCTGTTCACCGGCCTGCGCCTCGTGGCAAACCGCAACGTCGTCGCCAGCAAGGCCGTCCCGGTCGGCAGCCTGCTCGACCTCTACTGCACGAACCGCAACGTCGAGGTCTACGACAACGACTTCGAGAACGTCACCGGCGCCTACGGCAACCTCGGGCGCATCGGCCCCGACGGCGGCGCCTGCATGTGGGTGCGCAACCTGCGCGGCGGCACGGTCGGCCAGGCCGAGGCCTTCGCCAGCGAGAACATCACGGTGCACCACAACCGGATGCGCCACATGACCAGCGACGAGGTGATCGCGGTCTTCGGCGTGCGCGGCATCGTGCGCAAGGTCCAGATCCACAACAACGTCATCAAGGGCCTGCCGAGCATCGACGGCGTGCACCACGCCACCTTCGTGAGCGTGTTCCCGCTGAACGACGGCAGCGCGATCGGCGCAACGGCCGCCACCTACGACTGCGACTACTTCGACAACGACATCGAGGACGCCGCGGCCATGTACGACGTGCTGCGCATCGGCAACAGCGCCGACGCCTCGAACCTGAACTACAACAACCGCAGCCGGGGCAACCGCATCCGCTGGATTCGCAGCGACGACCCCGTCACTGGGCCCAAGGCTGTGTGGGTGGCCGAGGGCTCTGTCGGCGTCGACCCGGACGTGGCATCGGCCATCGTGCGCTGCGTCGAGGGCACCTTCGGCGCGGCCTACTTCAGCGACAGCAGCGGCAACACGAGCACCGACGACGTGGCCATCTGCCAGGGCGGCGGCGCCACCAGCGCGGCGGGCTTCAGCGGCTTCCAGAAGCTGGTGAACCCCACGGCCTACGGCGACATCTTCAACGTGGCCTTCAACTGCCGCATGGTCGAGGGCGGCACGCTCGAGGGCTTCGCGCGCATCTTCTACAACTGCCAGAAGGTCAACGGCACCCGCTACCGGAAGAACGGCGCGGGCGGCGTGGTGTGCGAGGTCGACAGCGGCTCGGTCGGCGTGTTCACGATGACAAACACCGAGGGCGAGACCTTCGGCGGCTTCATGAAGGTGGCCGGGTCGGTGCCCTCGGGCTCGATCGTGAACGCCTTCGCCAACGTGTGCGCCATGAGCGGCGGCGCGAGCTACTTCGCGCTTGAGAACCAGAGCACCGCCGGCGGCCTGCTGATCGCGCGCAACAACACCACGCGCGGCACGATCGGCGGCATCACGACGGGCTCGGGAACGATCACGCGCGCCGGCAACTACTGGAGCGGCACGACCGACTGACCATGCCGATCACCGAGCGCGCCTTCTGGGCCACGAAGCCGGTCGAGGCCCGCTTCGAGACCATCGTATTCAGCCACGCGGAGTTCAGCGCGCCGGTGCGCCTGGTGCGCAACGAGTTCGCGGCGGTCACGCTGGGCGGGCAGAGCTACACGCCGGTCGCCATGGAGATTCGGCCGCCGGTGCCGGCCCCGGGCGAGCAGCCGAAGCTGGTCGTCAGCTTTGCGCGCCAGCAGGTCGGCCGCACCTTCAAGACGCAGCTGCGCCTGATCCGCGCCGCGGCCTCGCGCGTGCCGGTGACGGTGACCTATGCCGTGTGGCTGCAGGACACCGACGCGCCGAAGCGCTCGTGGACGCTGTACGCCGACGACAAGGGCGGCGTCAGCTTCAACGGCAGCACGGTGCAGGTCACGGCCACCCTTGACCGGCTGCGCCGCACGGCACGCGCGCCGGTGTACCTGCCTGAGGTGTTCACGGGGTTGGAGCTTGTCTAGCGCTTCCTAGCATGCAGCAGGCGGATAGGGATGCAACCCGAAAAGCCTTCAGCAAGCCTGCCGCTCCTTCATGCTGACAAGGAGCTGACCTTGAGAACGTCTTTGAATGCCGACGAGCTTCGGCAATGGCTTCGATACGAGCCGGAAACAGGGCTTCTGTACTGGACTAGATCCAGACGCGGGCCCGCTTTCTGTGGCGCCGTCGCCGGTTACACCGATCGCTTCGGTTACGTGCTGGTCAAGTTCAAGCAGCGCAACTACAGGGCGCATCGAATCGCCTTTGCATTGATGAACGGAAGCGCCCCTGACATCGTGGACCACATCAATGGCAACCGGGCAGACAACAGGTGGTCTAACCTGCGAGTAGCCGACGCTGCAATCAACGCGCAGAACATTCGAAGAGCTAGGGCCGACAACAAGGCCACCGGCAAGCTAGGGGTGTCTGTAGCGCCGTCTGGCCGATTCCAGGCGCGAATCATGGTGAACAAGCGCTCTAAGCACCTGGGAAACTTCGACACGCCGGACCAAGCACACGCGGCATACGTCGAAGCCAAGAGACGCCTACACCGAGGCTGCACGCTGTGATGACGCCCGAGCAGTTCGCTGAACGCTTCATGGGTGTGGGCGGGCCGCGGTATCGGCGATGGTCTTCGTCGTGGGCGTTTTGCGATTGTTTCGGCGCCATCGTCCTCTACTGGCGCGAGGTCGTCGGTGTCGAGCTGGCGCCCGAGCCGGCCACGTGCAGCGGCATGGCCGACGGATTCGCGGCGCTGGGCCCGGCCTGGCGCGAGTGCCCGCCGCTGCCCGGCGCCTGCGGCTTCATGGCCTGGGATGTCGGCCTGCCGCGGCACTGCGGCGTGCTGCTGCCAGGCGGAGACCTGCTGCACACCGAGGCGCCCAGCCCCGGCGGCGCCGGCGGCCCGCGCATCACGCGGCTGGCGGCGATGGCCAGGCTGTACCCCGACCTGCGCTTCTACGAACCCACCGCGAAAGCCGTCGCCCCATGACCGCCACGCTCATCGTCCTGCGCGACCCGGCCGGCATGCTCGGCCGCGAGGCTCACCAGCTGAACGGCACCGAGCCGCTGCAGCACCAGATCGAACGCCTGATGCCCGGCGGCGGCGCCGAGTGCGAGGTGCTCATCAACTGCGAACGCATCGACCCGCTCACCGACGAGCGCCT